AATAGAGAGGAATTCATACGACGTGAGATAGCCTACTATTATGACTCTAATGGTAAACTTAGAGAGAGAGGCTTGAAAAATCCTCAAAGATTTAAGAGTATAACTGAAAAATTCATAATCAGGCGTGAGAGGCAGGAAGTAGCAGATCAAATTCCATACATAGGAATTCAACGGAATATTCAATACGTCGATTTAGAAGGAACCTTTGCTAAAGCATATGATAATGCTGAAAAGGAATTCCTAGGATTAGTAGAAAAGATAGAAGAACAGAAAAATAGAATGGGTCAAAATTCAGACCTATTAGCAATACTTCAGAGAATGAGACATATAGTAGGTCTAAGTAAGATACCTGATACTGTAGATTTTGTAACAGATTTTCTACTATCTACAGAGCGTAAAATAGCTATAGCATTACATCATCAGGATGTAGCTAAAAGTCTAATCGAACAATTAAATATTTGGTGTAGAATGGGAGGACTTCAGCCAGTATTAGAGATTCGAGGCTCAATGCCTGATAGTGAACTGAGTGATGTAATAGATAAGTTTAATAATAAGGAATCAGGATATAGAATCTTAGTAGCTTCAACTCTAGCCGCTGGAGAAGGTCTAAACTTACAAAAATCATGCAATGAATGTATACTAATGGAAAGACAGTGGAATGCAGCTAATGAGGAACAATTTGAAGCTAGATTTAGGAGAATAGGTCAGTCTGAAGGAAATGTCATAGCTACATATATGACAGCAGGAGGAACGATAGATGAGATGCTAACAGAAATTAATGAGCGTAAGAGAGCATTAGTTAAAAGTGGAATGCTAAGTAAGGATCAAGTAATATGGACTGAAAGTGAAATGATTAGTCAATTAGCTGAAATGATCTCTAAAAAGAGAGCAGGGATTAAATGGAGACTCAATTAGTTTATTCATTAGTCTTCTATTATATGAGGAATAAAAATGGCTACAATTGATAATAAGAAAATGATTGATGAGCTGATAGCTAAAGATGGATATTATGAAGATGATCCTAGAGTTAGTAAAATAGTTCAATACACTAATGCTTATGGAAATATAACTTGGGGAGTAACATGGAGTAATCAATTAGGACAAAATAAATATCTAGTAGAGTCTGAATTCATAAGAAATCCTCAATTAATATGGGAAGCTAAATGATTCAAAGCATAGAAGGACTGGAATTTCTTAAACTTAGAGAATCTTGTAGATTAAAAGCCTATAAAGATCAAGCTGGAGTATGGACTATAGGATATGGAACTACTAGATATTATCCAATGGGTAAAATCATAGAAGGAGATATAATAGATCAAAATAGAGCAGATAGTTTACTAATGATGGAATGCGATGGAATTGGTAGAAAAATTGAAGACTTACTAAATGTAAAATTAAAGCAATGTCAGTATGATGCCCTAATAAGTTTTATCTACAACGTCGGGATGACAGCGTTTAAGAATTCCACTCTAAGAATACTCATTAATCAAAACTCTGAGGAAGATAAGATTAGAGAGCAATTCATGAGATGGAGTAAGATACATAGAGATGGAGCATTAATAGTATCTAATGGATTAAGATTTCGACGTAAGAGAGAATCTGATCTCTACTTTAGTTGCTAATTATCATATAGAAATGAGATAGGAAATGCTATACGCTCACATCAGATTTAAAAATGGAACCCATGTTCAAGTAATAAAAGCTAAAGTTAAATCAGATGCTAATATACTAGAGAAGTTATGGTTACTTAGAGATCATTGGGAATCTTTATTTGAAACAAAAATAACGATAGACTTGAAAGATGAACTGGAACTGAGTAATGATATTAATAGAGATAAATCAGACGGAACTTAAGTGTGAAAGAGTTAATACTGGATTAACTATCATAATGAAACGCGGGCAGATGTCTATAACTATGATAGTTAATCCAGACTCCTTAGAATATATCATTAATGAACTAACTACTCAACTGAGTATTATCAGAGCTTATGATGATATTCATAAGTCTCAGTCTCTAAAAGCTAAGGAAGGATTAGAAAGGCGAGAGATTAGAAATATAGCTAAACACGTGAAAGATAAGAATAAGGATACATAATATGGAATACAAATACGGAGATTTAATACTAAGAGGTAAGATAGATTATAGATTTCTATACTATTCCTTCGATAAGAAGTTAGCGTTCGTGGAAATGTGTAGAAAACCTAGAACTTATTGGATAATTAATGTCTAAAAAGATTCTAAAGATAGATTCCCAGATACTAGACTCATTCTCAAAGTGTGAAAGACTATTTCAAATATCATTCCTAGAGAATCTACGTAAAAAAGATGAGAACTATAGTATCGATAGGGGATCATTATGTCATGATATCCTAATGAAATACTATCAAGAGTATAAAAGTAGTAGAAATAAAGTAGCTAGTCAAATTAAGGGAATAGAATATGGTAGAAGTCGAGTAAATCACTACGAAGCTATAGATATTCCACGAGGTATGGAAATACTTGATAATATGAGAGAGTATTTTGCATACTATATGAATGAGAGATGGCTACCTATCGACGTCGAGAAAATACACAAAAAAGTCATATTTGAGGATGATGAATTAACCCTACTATATGTAGGTAAAATAGATGTATCAGTAACTGGTGAGTCTGCTGATATACCTATTATGCCTATAGATCATAAAACTTACGATAGATGGTATGATCCATTAGCTACAGAAAATCAGTTTACAGGATATGCAGTTCTATTAGATGTTAAACATATTACAGTTAATAAGATAGGCTTTCAGAAATCTTATACTGCTGATAAGAAATTCCGACGAATTAAATTAAGTTATACTGAAGAACGAAAACATGAATGGATTCATAATACAGCAGCGATAGCTAAAGATATAGTATTCGCATTAGAGAATGAGAGATTTCCAATGCGTCGGACTCAGTGCGGACTATACGGAGGATGTAAAGCACTAGATATATGTAATATTGATCCTAGAGCTAGAGATGGAATTAAGGAAAAGCTGTATAAAGTCACTGAAGATTGGAATCCTGAGGTTTCAAATCATAATGGAGATTGAATTTCTCCGAAAGGGGAGAAGTGGGACTTAACTATTCTATCGGTATGAACAGAAATAGTCTAGTAATCAATTGATACTAGAAATGTTCTAAGAAAACGAAGAAGGATTATAGTTAAGTTTATGTCTAGTCTATCTTTACATCCTGAGGGGATTAGGTAGACTAGACTCCACTATTTTATTAAGGAGTTTAATAATGGGTAAAGTATCTAAAGAAAATAAAATTCAAACTTACGATGATCTAAAGAGATTTGTTCTAGCTACTCTCGACGCTCATGGTAATATGATATCAACTAATGAAGCTGCAATAGCAATTGAAAAAGCATTTGTGGAATTTAGAGAAAGTTTTAGTGATAGATGGCAAGAATCTATAACTAATCTTAGTCAATATTTTTAGAATAAATATGAGTTCAACATATTTTGGATTACATTATGTAATAGACGGCTATGATGAGTTTCATAAAACATGGATACCTATGAATGGTGGTAAAGATCTAGAACAAATGAAAAAATTAGCTAATAAATCTTATTATAGTAATAATTTTAAGAAACGCAGAATAAGAAAAGTTAGTAATGAAGTAGTTTGGAAATCATATAAAGGGAGGCTAACAAAGTAAGTTAGAAATAGAAATGAAACATATACATCAATATGTTAGGGTTAAGCTAACTAATTCTACAGTCTATAGGTGTATGAAAATAGGATGTTCTCATTATATCAGACCACAGTTTCTAATCAATAAGATAGCTGAGTGTCCATTCTGTGGAAATGACTATGTGGTAACTAGAGAACTAGCTAAGCGTAAGGTATTAAGATGTAATGAATGTATAGTTCATAAGGATAAGAAAGTTGATAGTGTAGGATTTTTAGAAGATATTAAGGAGAATTCTAAGTGACTGATTGGCAATGGCAAATAATTATGGCTTTAGTGAGAATAATTCTCAAAAGAGAGGATAGTGTAGACTTACAAAGATTAAATGAAAGAGATATTAATGAAGATTTATCTATTTTGATAGAAGCTTACATGAGAAATGGAATTGAAAATGATTAAGAGATTAGAGAAATGGCTATACAAGTTATGGCTAAAGAGATTCTATAAGCTATCAGTAACTAGTCATATTACTAGTAGGTATGATAGGTGATTAATTATGTCTCCAAGAGACACTTATATATTGGATTTAATATTTAGATGTAGGCTCAAAGATCCGATAACTAAGTGTTGGAATTTTACTTGTTGGAAGAATCCAGATGGATATGGACAAGTTATCTATGAAAATAAAATATATAGTATTCACAGATTCATAGCTTATCTATGTCTAAATATTCCATTAGATAGTGAATTACATGTCTTACATAAGTGTGATAATCCAAGTTGCTTTAACCCATTGCATTTATGGGGTGGAAGTCATTGGGAAAATCATATGGATTATGTAAGAAAAGGTAAACATCATAATGCCAGTAAAACTCATTGTCCAAGTGGTCATCCTTATAGTGAGGAAAATATTTATTGGCATAGATTCAGAAGAAAATGTAAGATTTGTAGAGCTGAATGGATAGAAGAGCATAGAGAAGAACGGAATAAGATAAGAAACCAACAATATTATGCCCATAAGAATAGGTTCATTAAATGAAATTAGCAAATGTGACTGTAGGAGACGTATTTTCTGTAATTCTTAAAGGGGAACACGGTACCGGAAAATCAATTGCTGCCATAAGTTATGCAGTCTTAGGTCCTACCTACGTATTTGATTTTGAGGATAGAATGAGATCTGTGGCGACATACTATAGGAGACTTAAAAGAGATGATATCCTCAATAATGTAGAGTTTGATAATTATCTTTCATTCAATAAAGTTCGTAAAAAGCTAGAAGCTATAGAAATGAATCCTAGAGGTATTAAGAATGTGATATGGGATTCCATTACTAGTTTTACAGATAGAGCTTTAAGTAATACTAAAGATTTTAAGCAAGAAAAGCAGGAAGATGGAGGAATTAGAGCTGGAAAGACTATAGGAGAATTCAGAGTTAATACTCTTGACGACTTCTCAGCAGAAAGCTCAGCTATACAGGAGTTTTTAGTTGAGCATATGTTGATACTTAAATCAATGAAGATAAATTTCATAGCTACAGGTCACGTGATTAAAGTAACTGAAAAGGATGATGAAATAGGGACTCATATAGCTAGATATCTCATGAGTGGAGGAAGGAAGGCAGGACAAAAGATTCCGGGTTATTACGATGAAATGTATCATACTAATATTGAAGCTCCTATGAGTGTTGGAGGTGATAGTAAATATACAGTTAGAACTAGACATTCAGTAACTGATTCTGCTAAGACTGCTATGGATCTCCCCCCTAAGATAGACTTTACTAATAAAGTTTTTTTTGAAGAACTACGGCCCTATATTCCAGTTCCAGTGAATAAGCCAGGAGAACTAATAATTCCTCCATTAACTGTTAATTCATTTAAGGTTGAATAATTTATTATGATAGGAGGGTAACTTATGAGCTGAATAAATTAATTAGCTAGTAAACTAGTAAGCTAACTGAATTGAGGTAAAACAAAATGGCAGTAATCAGATTAACTAGGGAAGACAGACTCCAGTCAAAACTCGTTGATAACGCTGACTGGTATAAGTCAAAGGTTGATAAATTTGCAGTAGAACCTGCTAAGACTGATCAATCGACGAATTATGTATTCTATTGCAAGATTCTAGAGGGTCCAGAAAAAGGAGTTCCTTGCAGAGTGAGTTTCAGTGAGAAATTTCTAGGACCTTTTGCAGGATTTGCAGAAGCTGCGGGAGCTGAAGTGGATAAGGATTCTGAAGTTCAGAATTTTAATCCGGAGGGATTCGTAGGCGCAGAACTATACATCTTTATTGAACCGAAGGAAAATAAGAACGATAAGAAGATGTATAACACTCCTAATGGATTCATGAGTCTGAGTAACTATCAGGCTACTATGGGTCAAGCAGTCTAATAATCAGGTATAGGATGGGATAAAACTAATGGGAGTTAGGATTCTATTAGTGGGCGACCTAGTAGAATATCCCATCCTATTTTCTAGAATCTAAGGAGTAGAGTATGAAATACTATGCTGGAACAGACGATTCAACTAAAGATGAAACAGTAGAAACTAAAGATGAAGTAGAAGATGCTGATGATGATACTGATGACGATGATGGATATGAAGATGATGATGATGATGGATTTGATGATGATCTAGAAGAAAGTCCTAAGAATTAGTTAGATATCTAGTCCTACTCTATTAGAAATAGTAGGGTAGGACTTTAAAGGATTAAGATGAAAGATATTTTAACTAGAACAAAGGATGAGTTAAGAAAGAATATCCATTGGTCCAAAAAAGCCGTAGTCATAAATACATTTCATAAAACAGCATTAATCTTTGACTCCAAATGGACACTCACCAATACAGCTAAAGAACTAGGATTTAGTAAAGCATACATCAGTGAATGTGTTATGCTAGCTAATAGAATTACCCCAGAGATGACAAGAATATCTAGAAGATCTGCACTAAGATTAGTTAAGGGAGATTTATGAGTAAAGTTTATGAGTTCACTATTAAAGGTAAGATAGAATCTGATGATGATGATCTAGGTAAAAATGAAACAGCGCTAGGAACATTTATCGACGATCTTAAACTAATAGATCAAACTATAGGAGTTCAGAATAATAATGAAGTGGATTTTGTGAGTTTTAGTCTAAGTGAAGATACTAGTGTAGTAGATTTTAAGGAGTATCATGATAATTAATTCATTTCAAATATCTTAGAGGATATAAAGAATTATGGGAAATTTCGTGGGTGGAGTAGGTAATCCAGAACCCAGATTAATGCTTATTGGAGAAGCACCTGGAAAGCATGAGGAAGAGCAGGGATTACCATTCGTCGGTCCTAGTGGATTAATCCTAGGTAAAGTATGCGAAGGAATAGGTCATCCAAATTGGAGAACAGAATGTTATATAACTAATATAGTTAAGCAGAAACTAATAGATAATGATTGGGATAAGATGGAAGAATCAGGAGTATTCTTCGCTAAAGAGATTGAATTCTTACTAGAAGAAATTAGAGTAATGAATCCTAATATGCTATTAGTATTAGGAGCTAATGCTTACGATGCTCTAAAACTACCAGGTAAACTAGATGATTATAGGGGATCTATACTACAAGCCTATGGTAGAAAAGTAATAGCTACATATCATCCAGCTAGATTCTTATACTCTAGAGATGGAGCTGG